AATCAGTATGTTACATTTAAAGATAATACTGTTGTAGAATTTGACGCTGGCTTCTTGACCCGCGAATAAATATCTATGTGGAAGGAATTGTCCAGAAAATTATAGCGCTTCTAAGTAACGAAGGAGGGGATAAGGGTGTTCCCACGTCTAAAACTAAAGGTGTAAACGGAGGTAAAAATCTAGATTTTGGTAAATTCTTTAAAGTCAAATCTCTCAGTAGTGCAGAAGGGTCGCGATATAAATCTATATTTGAGATACTTGGTCAGACTCTACAAATAGGTAAGTATGCAAAACCTGAAGCAGAATCATTAAAAGGATCAGTTGCTGCTCCTATTGCTAAACAGGTAAATGATAGTGAAGATGCTAAAAACTCTGGAAAGCCAGACGGTAAAGGTGGTGGTATATTAGGTGGACTGTTTGGAGGTCTATTAAAAGGTGCTCTTGGTATTGGTGCTATGATATTAGCTCTAGGAGCGTTAGCGTTTGTATTAAAAATGTTTGCAGGTATAGAGCTTGAAACTATTTTAAAGGCAGGAGGTGCATTATTAGGTCTCGTTGTTATTGGTAAGTTAGCCGGGTTAAAAATGATAGGGGCAGCCATAGGTATAGGCTCTTTAGTTGGGGTGCTTTATCTCCTTCTAGAGAAGGTACTAATACCTTTTCAAGATATTGAATGGGAAACGCTTGGTAAAGCAGCTGCATCATTAGTCGGGCTTTTAGTCGTAGGTAAATTTGCTGGACCTCAAATGTTGCTAGGAGCTCTTGGGCTTGCTGCTATTGCTGGTGTGTTAGCGTTACTGGTACACACAGCACTAATTCCATTACAAGAAATAGAATGGCCTACAATTGGTAAGGCGTTTGTTGCATTGTTAGCAATAGGTGTATTAGGTGCATTAGCAGGAGTTGCAGCACCGTTTATAATTGCAGGAGCTATAGCCCTTGGCGCGTTAGGTTTAGCTTTATTACCAATGGCGGGTGCTGCCCGAATAGCTGCACCAGCTATAGAAGCACTAAGCTCACCAATAGATTCTGTTGCCAAAGTTCTAGACAAACTAGCCAATGTACCGGTAGAAAATTTACTGCTTATAGGTCCAGCGCTAGCTGCTATTGGATTAGGTCTAGTTGCAATGAGTGGTGGTAATTTAGTCGGCTCAGCGTTAGATAAATTTGGCTCATTTTTTCTTAACGACAAAGGTCCAATGGAGAAGCTAGCAGAGTTAGGTAAAGCAGCACCTGATATAATTAAATTAGGTGATGCATTTGATACTATAGCAGACTTTAGGTTCAGTGATATAGACCTTGAAGGTGATTTTAACTTAGCTGTAGGTGGTGTTGACAACCTAACCGGTAGTATGGGTAAGCTAGCAACATCACAGCGTCAAGTAGTTAGCCTTTTTAAGCAAGTAAACGATTCGGCTGCATCGTTACAAAAATCCGGTGCTGCAGGTATAAACAATACTTTCAAAATGGATAAAGAACTTGTAGATATCAACAAGCAGCAAGTCGGGTTACTTTCACAAATCAAAGATGGTATTATGATACTAGTAGATAAGCCTGCAGGCTCTAGTAATAGATCTATGGCAGCAAGAAGTAATAATGTAAAGAAACTAGATACAACACTCGACTTTAATAAGAGTATGGGTATATCAAATGTAATACAATAATATGAAATTTATAAAAGATTTTAAAAAATTCGAAACAGCTAAACTTAACACTATAACTGGTGATAGTAGTAAAGACGATGGTATCTTAGCTAATAAAGATACGTTATTAGAGCCTGTACCTAGTGGAAAAATTATAGATGTTTTGCAGATGCCGTGGTATGCTGGAAAGACGGCGTCTAGTAGTCGTTTAAATAAAATACCAAGAGGTTATATAGTAGAACGAAAACAAAAATTAAATTCTCTACTTTCAGGAGCGATATATTATCTCGGAACAGTGTTAGATACTACTAAAAATTTAACACCAGACAGTGTAAAGTCTCTTTTAGGAGATATTACTGAAAAAATACCAACAAGTTCAATAGGGGGGTTTGCTGACGCTAAAGACAAATTCATTAAATCTCTAGAGTCAGATAAAAGGCTTTTAGAAAGAAATAACTTAAACTCTCTGTTAGGTATATATCTTACAGAAGAAACCGGATTTAAATATGCTTTACCATATTTAAATGGTCCAATTGGAGTAAATTCAAACTGGGGCGATGAAGGTAGTGGTGCTTTAAATGGGCTTATTAATGCAGGTATGTCCATTATAGATGAAATATCTAAAGTAACAAATGTAACACAGCCAGGAGTTTATATTCAAAAGCCAAAATATTTTAATTTCGAACAAGAAGGTAAAAGTGTTTCATTTAACTTCCCTCTGCTAAATACCGTGACTAATGATAAGGCTTTTGATTATAAGAGCAATTACGAATTGTTATGGTTATTAACATATCAAAATAAACCATTTAAAACATCGTTTGCTCGGACTACTCCAGGTAAGATTTACACTGTAGAAATTCCAGGTGTTGTAAGTATGCCTTACGCTTATATTAGTGAAATGAGTATTGATTTTAGAGGTACAATTAGACAGCTACCAGTTGATACCCCTAAGGTATATAACGCGCCCATTCCGGAAGCATATGTAGTAAACATAACCTTTACTTCTCTTTTAACAGATTTTGCCAATACGATGAAAGGTAGTGGGTTTACATCTACTATAGAAGAAAATAAAGTAGCGTTTAATTTTAATTAATAATATGAGTAGTATAATTACAGGTAAAAACAGAAATAATATAGCAGATTTAGAGGCTATAAGTTCAGAGTTATATGAGAATATTTTTAAAGTTAATCTTATAGAAAATAAAGATAAAAATTTCTTCTTTTATAACACTCTTAACAAAGTTATATTTCCTGATAATTTAAGCGGTGATACGTATGAAGAACTCACTGTTCATGTAGATACACCATGGACCTCTCTATCATTTAATTTATATGGTACTATAAATTTATGGTGGGTTGTTTATCTAATTAATAAGCCTAAATATATTTTTCTAGCAAAAGGTGGTAGTACTGTAAGGTATATAAAGCCTGATGCTATAAGTTCAATTTTAAATAGTTTGCGATGAGTAAGATAACTTTACAAGATACTAATTTTGATGCGGAAATATATCTAGTATCGGTCGATAGAGAATCGGGTAAAAGTGAATACTTACCCATTGATTTAGCTTCTGTAAGTTATTTTGAAATACGAGATGATTTAATAAACTTTGGATTAACCGGGAATATTACCTTCCCTAACTGGGGCCAATTGCTAGGTAAACTTAAACTAGGTAACGCGGCTGGTATAAAAAATGCTGGGGAGCAGTATATTGCTATAAACGTTAACGATTTAGATCTACCAGCAGAATTTGATACTCATGGTTATAGTTTTATAGCTAGCGCGAAGTCAAACTCATCTTTAATGTCAAACGCTATTGATGTAAAGCAGACTTTAGAATTTGAAGAAAATTTAACCTCGCTGCTTAAAAAAATTAGCTTCCAGATTTTTCTAGAGCAACCCGGTATATCTATACCTAATAAAGCTAATATAGCTGACGTATTAGATAGCCTTCTTACCCAAGCCACCAAAGATAAGTTTGATATTTCTGAATCAATAGTGAAAAGAACTAGAACAGTTGGCCCTCGTACAGATCAACTTAATGAACCTCCCGTAGGTCAAATAGCTGATACTATTAAGATTAACGATTTCGATAGTGACTTTGGTAAAAATGCGAGAGATAATAGCCTAAGCTTATACGAACTAACACAGAATATATACAATCATATTATTTTAGGAGCAGGTGAGGGAGGTACAGAAGCTTTGACGACATTACCTTTATTAAAGACAAAATATAACATTCTAACGAAAGCTAGGCACTTAGAGTTTAACGAACTGCTAACCCCTAGACATCTTGAGTTTATAACTGACTACAAAAATGGAGGAACAGATAAAGATTATACGGATGTCTATACAGAAGAATTTGCTATTGCACCGGCTCAAAGTACAGTGAATTCATCAATTCACAATCAGGTAGAAGACTATAGTCTTATTCAGCCTGATATTAACAACCTACGTCAAACGATATGGGGAAGCTATAAGTATATAGACAACCCTAATGCAAATCTAGAGGTGACTAAAAAATCTCCTAATGTGCTCTTTGTTGAATTTAAAAGTATATTTGAAGAAAGTGTATTAGGTACAAACAAAAGTAATTTACCATTTATACCAGATCCGGAGCAAAAGTTGTTTACCAGAATACCTTTTAATCAAAGCGGTAATAATGTATTAGCTAAAAACAAGGATTTAAATACAATACTTAAAAGTTTTATATATTTAAACGAGACTATAGTGCTTAATGTAAAGGGGAAGCTGTATAGGAGGCCGGGTAATTTTATTACTATAAAAGGTGATATGTGCCCTACAAAAGCAGAAGAAATATGGTATGTAACTAGCGTAAAACATAAGTTTGAGAATGGAAATTATCAAAACGAAATTACAGCAGTGAGGTTTTTAGGAGATGGTAAGATTGAAGACTCACCGTCTCATGAGAATTCCGAGCCATCAGAAGCTGGAAGAGGAGATTACACAATTGACGATGTCAGTATTAATGACTCGGGCGGAAATCCTCCGAGATTCTTCGGTAAAGGCGCGAGTATAGACGGTGGGTCCACATCTGCTAACGCGCTACCATCACAGGTCGAGGCGATCGGTCCCACGGCGCATCCAACACAGGACGATGCTATCACGGACGCCTTAAATTCGATCGGTGATTTACCCGCCGCCGGCAGATCCATGCTACCACAAAATCCAACACCTCCTAACTAATATGGTAATATACGGAAACAACTTACATGAAAAATTATTCGGTATAGCCCTTAGTAAGGCTTATATCAAGTACGCTACCCCTTATTGTGATTTTGTAGATGATCCTGAGTTAGCTCCAGATATAGATTTAGCTGTAGGCTTTAATCAAGCTATTAATGGTAATCCAATTGCTGCTAATACATTTACAGACACTCTTATATTAAGTGGGTACTTGTTTGATATGTCTACTAAAGAGTTCTATAGGGATAAGATGTTATCCAACCCTAAAGTATGGGGCGATCAAATTTTGAAAATAAAGTTAGGATTTGAAACTAATGCTTTTAAGGATGCGTTAGAGGACTGTCTGAACTCACCATGTAATTTGTTTGCTGAAACATCAGATAGTGTAGCTAGAATGGCTCAAGTAGCCTCTACTAAGAACGGTAGTAATTCCTTCAGCGTTGGTGACCTAGCGGATACATTTATAAATATAACTAACGGGTTAGATGAAGCTGTAACTAAAAAATTACCTGCTATTTTTGGTGATGCTGCATTAGAACTTACCCAAAACATTAAGTCTGCTAGATCAAACATAGTGGCTGTAGTTGCTGGTAAGAAGAATTTAAACGAGCTAACAAGCTTAGCAAACGCTAGCGGTACTATGAGAGGTACCAATAAGATATATAGATACACACCAGACTTAAAGTCATACACTGATTATACTAACTTAGGTAATACCATATTACTTAAAACTAAACAAACCCTCGGTGGTTGTTTTGAGAGATTTGAATCAGCTTATAGATATAATCCATATAAAGATAATACAAGTGTACCGGCTACAAAGCAACAACAGAGTTATAACGGAAAAACGTTTGAAACAGAGCCGAATGGTGTTGCAAAAGGGAGCCCTATTACAGTTAAAATATTGAACGCGATATTTGACTTTTTTGGAGTACCTACTGGTGATGGTGAAGTGGCCCCAGGAGATACAGACGCGGAGGGGGACATCGATGAGCTAAATGAAGAGAATCCTGAGCTCGACGCTGCACTATCAGAAGTAGACAGGTTAGATAAGAACCGCGAGTTATATGGGTTTAATGACGAGGAAACGGCTCGGTGGCTGGCAAATGCCTCTGAAGCAGAAAAAAGAAAAGAAGCGAATGCAATTGCTGCTGTATTAGACGCGCAATCGGAAGCGTACGCGGTCAAGGCAGAACAAAGTTTCAACAGAGGAATGGCTTTAGCCGGTAGGAGTGGTAATGCTTAATCAATATCAATTACAGTACCATCATCACCTGTTAAAGCCTTCATGACATCATCTCTCGTCATAAGGACTTTAGTTTGATTGTCCATAATATTAAGCTTCTCTTTAGATTCAATATCCATTTGCTTTATCTCAACTCTGTTCTTATTTTGCTCTTTAGCGGTGTGAAGCTTACTAAGAGTGTCAATAGCAGATGATGAAGCTTTAATAAGTTCAGCTAAAGAAGCAACATCTCTGTTCTCTGGAGCTGAGGCTATATATTCTTTTACATCATCGACCATATCAACTGAACTGTTGATAAGAGAGCTAGTTTTCTTAACAAGAAATTCCTCAAGATTGTCAAGATCGATCTCATCAGCAACCTTTTTGATATCAGTTGTATCTTTATTATGACTCTTAATTTGAGTTAAGATGTCATTAACTGCAGTATCGATTTCGTTACTCACACACTTATTTAATCTTAACTATTGATTTCGATAGCATTTTAGCTATAATAAATATGTATGTTACTACAATTTGAAAAGACCCATGTAGATGCTGTTCTACCTGGTAAGAATCATGATAGTGATACAGGTATGGATGTTACTTGTATTGAGGACTTTACTATACCAGCCGGTGGTTCAGCAGTAGTCGGTGTAGGTCTTAAGTTTGCCTTTATCCAGCCAGGTTATTGGATTAAGGTCGAAGGTCGTTCTGGTCTTGGCTTTAAACACGGCATTATACCTCATCCAGGTATCATTGATAGTGGTTATAGAGGTGATGCTGGTATTAAGCTTTATAACCTTACTAGTACAGATTACGAAGGTAAAGCTGGTGATCGTATCGCGCAGTTAGTCGTTTATGTTAATCATAATGTAAACGTAACAGAAGGTGATGTTGTAGAGTCAGAACGAGGATCTAAAGGCTTCGGTAGTTCAGGTAAGTAAGTTATGGTTGAGTTTGATAAGATTTGGGTTGAGAAGTATAGACCGCATAAGCTGGAAGATCTTATTCTTGATGATAGGTCGTTGAGAATTGTTAAGCAGTTTAAAGGTGAAATACCTAACTTGCTGTTTGTTGGTAGTCCGGGTACTGGTAAGACGACGTTGGCTCGTATTCTAGTTAATGAAGTGTTGGGTTGTAACTACCTTTACATTAATGCTTCCGATGAATCCGGTATTGATGTTATACGTCATAACATTACTAACTTCGCTCAGACTAAGTCCTTCGATGGGGGTATAAAAGTAGTAATTCTAGATGAGGCTGACGGGCTAACCTCTCAGGCACAGGCTGCGCTTCGCAATACTATGGAGACGTACGCTAAGTACTGTCGGTTTATTCTTACCGCTAACTACAAGCATAAGATCATACCCGCGTTACAGTCTAGATGTCAATCATTAGATCTTAAACCTGTAATCGATCAAGCTGTTAGAAGATGTTATACTATATTACAACGAGAAAATATAAATATAAGTGATGAGCAAAAGAAAAAATTCGTCATGCTGGTTAAAAGGTTCTTCCCAGATCTCAGAAAAACTATCAATGAGCTGCAAAAGTCGGTTATTGATGGTGAGCTTTGCATTGATAGTAACGGGTGTGACAGCGAGTTACTTCAAAAAATCTTCGAAGGTGTTCAAAAAGACTCGTTAGGCTTACGTAAGTATCTTATCGAGAATGAGGATAGGTTTCAAGGTGATTATGATACGCTATTAGCTAACTTTCTAGACTATCTATATAACCAGGATATAGCAGATATGAAAAAGAAAGAGATGATAGCTATTATTGCTGAGCATCTCTATAAAAGCGCCTTCGTAGTAGATAAAGAGATTAATGCATTTGCATGCTTAGTCAATCTTGAACGAGCACAATAAAAAAGAGGAGCTTAAGCTCCTCTTTCTTTATAAAAGGCTATCGACCTTACTTCAACCCCTGTAAGTAGTTTACTGTATGTGGTTGAGTAGCGTTAGGTAGTGTTGTATTATCAGTAGGTAGTTTTAATGCTGTCTGAGTTAATTCACCATTACCTTTATCTGTCTTATTAGATAGATTCTCTTCATCTTCTTCAACTTCTTTAGGCTTAATGTTTACATTATCCTTACGACGCCATGCGTCAGGTATTGGAAGGAGGTTTGGAGCATACTGCACTGGTTGACCTATACAACAAGGAACGGATACTTCTGAAGTATAACGACCACCTCCTGTATCTAAAGCAATATCTAAAACTGGCTCTAATTGAGCAGTATCACTATTACCTGGGTATCTAGATGGGTCTTCGTTCTTAATGTTAATAACTCTTATGTGTAACCCTGAATCAATCATTTGATCAATTACATCCTTAATGTTATCACCTAAAGACTTATAAGCGTCATCACTTTTAAATTTATCATTAAACTTAAAAACATCACCAACTAAAAACCCACCACGCTTGAAACGTTTCATGTACGATTCAAATAGTGGTTCAAATTTCTTTTCTCTAGCCATACTTATATTTATGCTACAAATGAGCTTTATCCTTATTTATCTGTAAACCTTTACACCTTGAAGCTTTGGACGAGCGCCATGCTTAGGACTTTTACCTTCAGTAAAAGTCTCTGCTTCACCATCCTCATCCCATACCCAGCTACCTTCCTGGTTAAAATCAATTGGTCTATCAGATTCAACAGCCCATTCGCGACCCTCTGGATGCTGATAACACTTCTTAACTATACCATCACTCTTAACAGTCTTGATAAGATCACCTTCTGGTTGCCTGTATTCCATTGGTTGAATGCTACCTTCCTCGTCATTTTCAATAACAGTGTATTTATGTGCCTTTTCAGGCTCCTCTTCATCATGATCTTCAAGCATTACAACCTCTGCACTTTCTGCAACAACTCCGACAAGTTTGCCATTGTGCTCAACATAGTACTCTTCTACTATACCGTCTTCATTAAGATTGTGGTGAAGTATCTTTTTAATTGACTCCCCAAACGGAGGAGCTTTAATGTGAGACGCTCAATCGTGTTCAACGTTACCACCTTTATAAGCTGGTGTACCGTCTTCGACAGGGTTTGAAGCATCAATGGACTCCTCAAGGACTTCCGCGTTATTATCTTTATTGATCTTAAAATAAGCTTCACTGAGCTTTTCTATATCATTTTTAAAATTATTATGTTGATTTGCCATATTATTATTTATGCTGTCCTATAAATAATAATATGCAATTTGATGATTTAGTTGAAAGATTACTTAAAGAGGCAAAAGAAGCTCCAAAAGGAAAACATTATACAAGTAGAGGCTCTTTAAAATCTGGTGATGCAGATGCTGATGGTGACGGAGGGCCTAAGTATCGTTCAGACCCTACTTACAAGAATCCTAATGAAGATAGTGAGCATAACGAAGAGGATGCTGAAGGTAAGATCGATAAAGATCGAATGAAGTGTAACTCACCTCGTCGCACATCAGGTGGATCTAAGAAGTTTGTTGTTAAAGCATGTAAGAATGGTAAGGAGAAGGTTGTTCGTTATGGAGATCCAAACATGAAGATCAAAAAGAGTAATCCTAAGCGACGTAAATCTTTCCGAGCTCGTCATAAATGTGATCAGAAGAAAGATAAGTTAACTGCTGGTTATTGGAGCTGTAAGAAGTGGTAAGATTAATTATGCGTAACAGCATACATGATTAAATAATATAAATGGCCATACGCTTAGATAACTTAAAGCAATCTACTACAGAGGTAAACTCTTTAGAGAACGGTTATCTGTATAAAGATATAGATCTAGATCTTTCTTTCGATCGATACGCTAAGAAAGAGTTATATTCAAAAAGCGAGCCTAACGATTTATCTGAATTACAAGATGGATCTGCTATTCTTAATTCTGTTAAGAATATACTTACAACTACTCCCGGGCAGAAGTTACTTAACCCAACCATCGGGTTAGATCTTCGAAGTTATTTGTTTGAAAGTGTTAGCAATACAATTTCTTACTTTATAGGCTTAGATATATACAATAGCTTAGGAGTTCAAGAGCCGAGAGTTAATCTCAACGAGATAACTATTGAGGGTATACCAGATGAAAACCTATACCGTATAGCAATTGGCTTTTCAATACCAAATTTAGATATTTACAATTTATCACTAAACGCAACATTAAATAAGGAAGGATACGTAGTAGTATGAGCTTAGAAAATTTCACAGATTATAAATTACCAAAAAATGCTTATCTTAGCTTTGACGCGACTAGTCTTAAGTCGTTAATCATAGATAGGTTAAACGAGAACGAAACATTCACCGATCAGAATTTTGAAGGTTCTAACTTCAGTGCTTTTATTGATGTTGTTTCTTATATGTACCATGTATTGCTGTTTCAGCTTAACACTACATCTAACGAATCAACATTTAATACTGCTACCATATATGATAATATGAGTAAGCTTGTTTCTAATATTGGTTACAAACCTCAAGGGGACCAAACATCACTACTTAACTTTAATTTAGCAGCTCGTAATTTAAATGCTAATGTTTATACTGTACCTCGCTTCTCTTCTGTAGATGTGAATGGATTTACATACTCAACGCTGGATGATATAACATTTCAAAAAGTAGCTGATACTATCTTAGAGACTGTAGCTGTTAGCAACAATAACTTATATCAAGGGGCAATATCAGAAGCTAAGTTTAGTTCAATTGGTGAGCCATATGAAACTATTACTCTAGTAGATACATTTACTACACAACAAGTTGTTAAAGTTACAAGAACGGTAAATGATCAACAGTTTATATCTGATAATTCTTTTAGAGTCTTTGTGCAAAATGTTGATACTAGTGTTTGGACAGAATGGTCTGAGACAGTTTCGTTATTCTTAGAGTCTCCAACTGCTACATCGTATGAGAAGAAGTTTAACGAGGGTGGAAACTACGATTTCCGATTCGGTAATAATAATAACGGTAGACAGTTAAACGCTAATGATACAGTTTTAATATTTTATATCACTTCTAATAATGAAGTTGCTTTGGCTAGCCCAAATGCTATAACTAGTAGTACTTTTAATTTATATACATCTCCAGCGTTTAATGAAATATCTAATTATATTTATAATGCTGATTTAAATCTTATAAATACATCTAATAAAGATACTGTACTTATATCCAACCAATTTCAATCAACTCCTATTAAACTAGCTGAAACGGTTGATCAAATCCGCGATAACGCTCCAAAGATCTTTTCAACGCAAAACAGATTGGTTTCAAAAACTGATTACGAAACACAAATTAACCGTAACTTTAATAATATAACTAAAGATGTTAAGGTACTTGATAACAACGATTACACAGGTCAGTATCTACGCTATTTCAATAGAATAGGGTTAGATCAGCCTAACGATGACGGTCGTGTATTATTAGGTCAAGTTGGATTTTCAGCATCAACTAATTTTAATAATGTCTATGTTTATACAGTACCGTCTAATCAACCTGTAATAAACGAACAGTTACCTAACTTTTTAAATCCGGCACAAAAGCAGATAATTAGTAATTTCTGTATAGATAAGAAAGACGTAACACATAACGTTGTAATAGCAGATCCAATATTTAAAGCCATTAGTTTCGGTGTAGGTAGTTCTGCAATTCAAACAGATCCAGACACATTAGATGATATAGTTAATAACTCGTTTATACGTTTAAGTGTTGATCAGAATATTGCAGCGAGTAGTAGCTCTATAAGAACTAAGGTTCTTAATATATTTAAGAAGTATTTCGATCTTATACAACTTGGCGGTGTAGTAGAAACAGGGAATATATCGAGAGATATACTCAATATTGATGGTGTTATTAATATTGACACTGTTAATGGTGATAACGTTACACCGAACTTAAGCTTTATAGTTTGGAATCCAGATTATAGATTAGAAGATAATCTAATTCAAACTCAGGACTATAATCTCGAAGATTATGAATTTGCTTACTTTTACGAAATATCAAATATCCCAAGTAAAATTGCAATACAGAGGCTTTGATATTAAATAAAGGTATATGTCTCTAAGTGCATTACAGCTAGACAGCTCTGGTGAGTTTGATCTTTTATATAACTTCTTTTATGTAAAGAATTATACTGGTCAAGAATCCTACTCTAGCTATGCACTTCCTATTACCCCGCTTACCTTTATACCTAATTTAACTGATGGTATAGAAGACTTTATAAGTAATAAGCGGCTGGTTTGGGATTTTGGTGATGGTACTACAACAGAGACCATAACTGCTAGTCATGCATACACAACACCTGGTAGATATAAAGTTACATGTTATTTATATGATAGTAAAGGAACTGGCTACTTTGATACATACAGCGCTAAGGTAGATATCTCTGATTACATAGAAGATAAGCTTTTAATATCTAGTGTTAACAATACCTTAACTGGTACAGAAAGTTCTTTAACAGGTCCTGCTATAGAGATTACTCGATTTAATTCATATCGATCTGTAGAGAGTGGTATGCCTACAATTACCCCATATGCATCCGGTAGTGACGGTGTAGACAGGGATTACTTTTCAAGAGACCTTATTAACAATACATACGGTCACTTATACCCATACACATCCTTCTATCAATACCTAACAACTAATAATGTTGTTGAGTCAGTAGAGGTTGATAGTGTAGCAACTGTTGATACAAACATATATGTTAAACTTGATAGTAGTAATAATTTAGTGCATACTACATCAACTGACCCTGATGGTGTATTTGCAGGGTTATCAGGTATTGGAGATGTCTACTTTAAGAGTGATTACCTAAATGATTATAATTTAATATTTGGCTTTAAGACTGGTGATATATTTAAATATACAAACACAACTAGCTACGCTCTATCAACATCTCTTTCTGCTAATGTAGATTATAATTCTCTATCTATAACTTCTAACGGTATAGACGGTGAGGGAGCTGCCATTACAAGCTTTAATATTAACAGTAGTAAGTTTGCTAATACTAAAATAGCTTTTGTAGTTAAGGTTAAAGATAGTAACTTTAACTCTATTAAGAACCTACCACTACTTAGTGCAATACCTTCATCCCCAGCTCTTAATATAGTTTTAACAGATGGTACTACAGATTATAACGCCGCGTTTACTTCTAACTTCCAAGAGCTATCAACATTAGATAGAGGTAGCTTCTTTAAAGGTTACTTTACTACAACTAATGGTGCAGATTTAACCAATGTATATTTATCTGCTTATACTGTTTATAATTCAACTACACTATCAGGTGCTAGTAATACATTCACTATCCACCCTAGCAGTTATTATATAGTTGCTAAACATAACGAAGATATCAACTTTAAAGATACATTTGCAGAGGTAGTACAGCAGCCGTTATTTACAGACGCTCCTATACTTATGAATGATTTCTTAGGTAGTATATTCGGGGATCTTAGTTCTGCTCAAGATAGTATTGGTAAAAGTACATACGAGAAAATACAAAACTTCTTAGATAATAATAGCGTTATTGATACTGCTAATGTTGATCAACTCGCTTCTTTACTTGAGACTATCGACTTACCCTCAATACCTAAATACACCTTCCCTCCAAAACTTAAGCGATTGGTTGATTTGCTGTCTATTAGTAAGAGTAAATTATTTGGGTATAAAAATTTAAACAATCAAGACTATAATACTTACGGTTATAGAGAGAGTGAAGTGTATGGACAAAATTTAGGTGATGCACTTACAATAACTAGTAAAGTGGTACCAGGTGATATAGTTGTAGGGTTTGAAAAGTATAGTGGGACTTACGTAGCGCTTAACACTAACGTACCCCTATCTGCTTCACAAGCCCCACCACTGTTTTCTGATCCTGGTATATTCTATAGCTCATCCACCGGGTCGATGCTTCCAAGTGCAGGTACTGCTAATAAGTACTACATTTTAAGTGCTTTTGATTCATCTTGGGGATGGCCTATTTTATCAGGAGGTGGAAGAAGTATATTTGATATATATAACTTCTACTATCAAAAAGAGCTAACTGGTGATATTACTGGATCAATTATAAACTTCAGTGACGGTAACACAACAATAACACACAACATGTCATCATACAGTGACTGGACGCAAGACAATGGTATAGTATCAAACATCTTCGCTAACGCTTTATATGATGGGTTGGATCTATTTTAATAACTTATAAACATATGGTTGAAGAAAATTACAGAGAAGTAAAAGTTAATTACTCTATAACTAATATAGAGACTGTTGATGCAAAAGACACTGTATCACCTTTCTCTTTTCTTGATTTTATTCAATACACCAAGATTGACTACACTCCAGAAGAATATAGCTCTTTTTATACTGCCTATCTTAAGAAGTACTATGCATTAAAGACTACTTCAAAGCAGAGTCAGGAAGAACACTTTAAAGAATATTATAGGCAGTTTATAGAAGAAATAGTAATTAGCTATACTACAGAGAACGAAAAGAGATTCTTACAGAAGATAGACTTTACAGACCCCGCAGACTTAGATATTGCAATACCTTTCTTTGCTAATAAACTGAAAGAAGTTGCTCTATTTTATAAAAAGAGACGTGATGAAAGTAAATATGTAATCGAAAGAAACAAACTTAAAGGCAGTACTACAGGAGTTGAAAAAGCTATTTTTGATAACATTTATAACTATATACTAACTGCTGAAGACACCTTAAACGCTAAGACCTTTAATATCGATAGTGTTACTGCTAAACTTGGTATTAATATAGAAGAGTATATCGATGTATATGGGAATTATTTTGATCTTCCAAGGACCAAAGTCAGTGAAGATTCAACACGCGATGAATTATATTCAAGTAATTTAAATGATATTGATGCAAAGTATTATATTGACCCACTAGGTATACAAGCACTAACTACTACAAGCTTTTTATCCGGAATAGAAGCATTTAAAATTAACCCTCCGGTTATAACAGCAGACACTTTTGATGCTATTTGCGACCCTGATAATCCATTAGCTGAACTATTTAGCAATGAAACAAAGGGAGGGTTAACCATTGCTGATGTCTATAGATTAAAGCGTCAACTGCTTAGTAAGTATGTTGGTACAGATATCTATTACTTAGATACTTCAGTAACTCCGGCTGTTTCTGGATTATTAATTCGATCAGAAAATCCGACAAATAATTTACTTAACTTACAAACAGCTGATACTGCTACTGTTCCAAGTAATGATGCTAGATTATTAAGAGATGTTGGTTTATTCTTCGAACCTGATGATATAGGCTTGTTTAAGCTGAATGCTGACAACTATACCTATTCAATAGATAGAAGTAATTTAGAAAGTGACTTCTTTTATGTTTTCCCGGATCCTAACTTATACGGGAACGTATCAACAAACCCACAGAGCGAATACCCTGTACAATTTAGAATTGATAATAGACGAAATTCTAGAAACGTTTCTAGTGGCTTGGCGTCTGGAGACCCTCTTATAGATAATAAAGCTACTACGTTTGAATCGTATACTACAAAAGAGCGTTCAACATCTGAATTAAAAAATTTAAATACTATTAGTGAGAAGTTAAATTTCTCTGATTTATATAATGAAGGAGCCATATCAAAATATCAATTTGATTCTTATGGTAATGAATATGCATTATTCAAAGCTAGCTTACCAAAAGCTCGTGTTGCACCAGCAAACGCAAATATTTTAAATTTGATTCTAAATGGTCATACTTTTTACGATATATACGAAGGTTATAACTTTAACTATTCTACAGCTTCAAGAAACGGCACTACTATAAGATCCGGCCTTACTGCAAACACTAACGGGTATGCTAACTTATCTGATTTTTATACTTTATACTTTAGAGAATTTTACCCTTACCAGGAACTAGCAGAAGCTGTAAGAAATATAGTACCTGTATATAGAGATGGTGGTGCGTTCACATTTTTAGACGGGTCCTTGTTACCAGAGCCGTTTAATGGGTGGGATCTTCGTTTTCCAGGCCCTCGAAACTATTATTACACGATTTTCGCTGACGCGACATTCCCTTCTTCCGATACAGCAGTCACTACAGATCAAGCACCGTTAAGTGCAGTAACTACTGAATTAGAACAATCTATCATAACTGGAGAAGTGACGTTTAATTTTCTTACAGATATTAAGAACTACCTTTCCGCTACTGATCTCACTTATAGGTATTACGACTGTGGTTATTTTGCTGATGATATAAAGGTTAATAATGACTTTAATTATGAAAATAGTTATCGCTATATTGATAGTATCGATACACGAGCCACTACTACATTAGCAATATCTTCTACAGGTAACCTACTTACAAAAGAAGAGCGTAGAAGCTTAGAGGGTAAGTTGTATGTTAAGAATCAAAGCTTTTCCACTTCTTCACCCTTACAATCTGCATTAGAGTTAACCTTTAGTAAGTATAGTAATTCGATTCAATATGACATCTTTAATCATATTGTAGATTTTGATATTATAGGAGATAACATCTTTATTGAAACACCAAACCACTTAGTTGTTGATGTTATTAATTACGACGGGAGCAAGTTTATTATTTCAAATAATAACAATACATTATTCTCTATTAATTCTGCTAGTAAGATAGAGAAATTTTCAAATAGGTTGTTTGTTGAGAGATCAAATAAAGCATACTTTACTAAGTTTACTGCTGTTACTAGTAATAATGCTAAAAATTACTGGTCAGTAATTCCAAGTATCTACGAATACAATCTTAGTAATAATACATATGAAAAAGTATTCCCAGTAAGTACTACTACAGATATATTAACAACATTCCAAGTAAGTATTTCTGGTGCAGGTAATAATAACTTTACACCAGAAGAGGTTATTACACCGTATCTTACCTTTAACAGTGTTAATAACTTATTTAAACTAACATACATTGTGAGTGATATAAATGAATTGGCTCACTTTGTGGATTTAGAGCTAACAATAGAAGGTACTAATTTAGTTTTAAGTAATATTTCAAAATATGATACTACTAACAGTTTAATTCGATCATCAACATTCGGCAATAACTCTCTGTTTGCCGATATTAGTGCTAACTCCGGCTCTTACAACATAAACTCAACCTCATTTCTATTATCAGCATGAATACTGTATACGTAAATCTAAGCTCTATTTATAGTAATACGACTTTAACTCAAAATAACCTCTACCTTAAAGGAGATTCAACATTACAGTTTATTCTTACCGGGGTATCAGAAGAGGTTAACGATGTTATCTCTTTAGAAATAAATTGGGGTGATTCAACTATAGAAAATTATAAGAGAGATTTAGTGTATAACTATAAAGAGAAATCAATATTTACCGAAATTCTCTACGGTAAGTTAGGTGGTAGTGTGATGACTGATTACAATCATACACTTTCTTTGAATCCATCATCAAATTTTACTGCCCTCACTGCGCAGTTGTTAATTTACTATTCTAACGGTGTTTACGCAGATATATACTTACCACTAACATTAGTAAGTGAATCTTATTACGATAATATAAAGAAATTTGCTATTAACAATACTCAAATGAATTCTCTCTCTTCATCTAATACTATAGCCAATTTACAGAGTAAATTTAACAAACAAACATATATTACATACTTACAAAAATAGTACGATGTATTAAATATATGTGGTGGCAACGACATTACATAAATCAGTTAGCTCTATAGCTTTCCCAGAAGCAGCATATTCAGATAGCTTTGTTACGTTTAAGCAGACTAAATCTAATTTAGAGCAGCAATTCAACGTTACAAGTATACACGCGCTGTCAGGAGCTCTAGATACTCGAATTAATAATTACTCTTCGTTGTATCTATCAGATAAAAATCTCTTATCTAATTTTATTGAGCTTTCTGCTCTTGACTCAAATAACTTAAACACCGTTACTACAAAATTAGCGTTCTATAAAGGTATTGATCAAGATCTCGAGTATATGTATATTTTTAATACTAACTCTGTTTCAGCTACCGATATACAAAAGCCTGTTGGTATTAAAACTTTAAAAGATGTTAACGCGTTTGCTAATAATTATAATTTTGAATTAGAAGTTGTAGATAGTAGATTACTTCGCATTAAACATAACAATGGTAGATCAGATTATTTCTTAAATTATGATACAGGTACTAATGGCGTTGTTTTCTATAATTATGATGAAGATATTTCACTAGTTACAAGCGAGAGATTAGATACCTTTAGATATAACATCGATAGTGATGGGTATTTACAAATCTATAAATTTATTAATGATGAGCTTAAGGTACTTGCTTTAAGTGGTAGCGCGTTAACATTTACGCAGATGGTCAGTAGTAGTTTAAATAGAAACTCTAATAATTTAATTTTAATTGATTACAATAATGATGTAGCTCCATCAAGTATCAATAATTCTTTTATTACCTATATTAACGATAAAAGAGAAAATCTTATTATTGATACTAGTAGTAGTAGTTTTACTAACAAAGGTCAGTACTTACTACACACTAATTACAACACCATTTCTGCTAGTTCTTTTAATCTTAACTATCTAACTCTAGATAACAATAGATCTGAATACAACTTTATTAAAAGAGGTTCAAATATGTTTGATACTCCTTATGGTATACCAAGTTTCGATTATAGAGACTATAATACGTTACATTCTGGTAATGAGCAAGAGAGGGGTACCGAAAAATTACAGTTAAACTACGTGTTTTATGATAAAGATATTTTTATTACAAATGATACAGATACTTTCTTTAAAGCACCGTCTTCTATATATCCATACGAGAGGCTTAATGTAAATGATACCACATTTGCAGCAAATGGCGCGTTCGCAGGCCCTTCGCCTATTTTGTCTGATAAATTATATGTAAAACGATCGGCTAGTGATCAATATAATAACGGTAGATATCTATGCACGTGGTTGTCTGCTGGCGATTTAAATCAGCAAGGTATTTGGGTAGATAGATATTATTATCCAGATAAAATAACTAAATTTGAAGCTTTATCTAGCGCGGCGTTATATACCCCTACATTTACTGACAGTATCGATAGTATTAGTTTAGGTATTACAGATCAACTGCTTACTAAAGAGAAGTTTTTCGATAAAAAGAGTGACGCCGCTATTACCCCTAATATTAATTTGAAATATGAAAGAGTTGGAAAAGAAACTATAAAGGGTGTAGTTAACTCTTCTTCACCTCTAATGTCATCGTTCGATAATTACTATATATCAAAGTTTGTGAGTGGTGAAGTTCAAAATATTTGTTATTCTTGTAATGATACTTCTTTTGATTTTGACGGTACATTTTATTCTAAATTAAGTGTATATGAAAGTATTAATAAATCTAAATCCTTTACTATATCTTTTGATTTATGGATTGATTCTAGCCTACAATATGGTTATCAATTACTCGGTAATAATACTAATGCTGGATTTGGACTATTCCAAGATCAAACTTCTACCCCATTTATTCACGTTGTAAGTGGTAACGTGCTCTATATCTATAATAGTGATTATGTTTTATTAAATAAAGTAACCTTTATACGTAAGATTAAAAACGTGTTTAAGCGAGGTGCTTTAGATGAATATATAATAGCGTGCAACGGGAATTTATTTTATAGAGTAGGACCGCAAGGAAATAAGTTACGATTAGAATGCTCCTCTGAAATTGAGAATTATATAGGATTTCATCAAGAAGATGATTTTATAGATTTTATCGATACCACAGGCACTGTTCATAGATTGGATGTATTAACGCTTGAATCTAAAACTCTATCTGCAGCTGAATTTGATGTATATAAAAAGGAGTTGTGCTTATACGATAACGTTATAATTCGGGATGGTATAGATTATAAGCTACCTGGATCAAAAACAAGATGGGAGAATGATGAAACAGTATTTTATGTTGTTGATAAGTATGTTGTTAAGCATAATTTTAGACAAGGACCAGAAGCATTCTTAAGATCAAATACTACTATTAACGATATTAATATTATCGATAATACTATTAGTATAGCCACTGGAAATAAACTATACCAGTATGAAACTTCAGGAGTATTTAGCCTATCTGCAGATATAACTACAGCTAAGACATCTGTTAATACTTCACCGTTATCTAGCGGTTCTATTATAACTATTGATTATGTCAATCACTATGTTAGTGGAAAACAGCATGTATACCCTATATTACTATGCGAGAGTGATAATAAAGAATTATATATGGTAAAGGGTGTAGGTAATCAATTAAGTGCTACCCAGCTAACTAGTGATAACGCTTTTGGTATAGTTAGTAGAGATAATAACACACCAGATGTAAGATTGACCAATTATAACACTCTTAATCGAACGCTTGATGCGAAGAGTTTAGATTTTAAATTAACTTTACAAAACTACTTGGATACACAAGATTATATAACTAAAACAATATCGTTTGATACTAATACTTTACCTATCGGTTATCATAATTTTACTTTTAGATTTGATAGTATACAAGGAAATATGACTCTGTATATGGATGGTCAATTATACAAAAATTTAACTTTATCTCCTGGTAAGTATCAAATACAGGATATATTTAAAGACGAACTTTATGTTGGATCTGCAGGATTTCAAGATGGTACTGACCTGGCTACTTATCTCAGACAACCGGAATACTTTTACACTAGTAACATGCAGGTTCGTAATTTATTTGCTTATGATAAAGCAATAAGTACAACTTTAGTATATGCTCTATATTTGTTCGAACAAAAAGTAGATAATATTGTACTATCATTACCGGCAGGTCAGCGGGTTAATAAAACTCAGATAGAAAAATATTTTAAATTCGATCGTCATAATTCGAGTAACTCAATTGATATAGTTATTCGTGATCTTGCAATTACAGATGAATCCATACGCTCACAAATACGTACAAGTATTTTAGCTGAAGCATCCTCAATATTACCGGTCGGAACTAAAATTAACGATATAAAATTTACAAATTACTCATGACAGATTACACATCATATAAAAAATTCTATACTAATGGAGATCTGTTTACTTTAACCGGTTCAGATTTTTATGGGTTAGTTGAAATTAAAGATAATATAGCTTACGAAGTTAGTACTAAAAAAGTTATTACTTCTAAAAATACATTTGATACAGATTTAGCCTTTTCAAGTAATTTTAAAGATAGAACTATCTTCGACCTTAATATAGACTTACCTAATACAGTAGAAGATTGCACATTTGCTTTAAATGATACTTTCGACTATAATATATTTAAATATAAATTAAACAAAATAAGAGAAAATAATAATTTTATATTTTCGAGATGCTTTATAGCATCCAATAAACTACCATGGTCAACGGATATTACTTACGCAAGTTTATCAAATACAACAGACGCTAACTTTACGGTAAGGGCTTTATCTGCTAATACACCAGAATTTTATAATTCTGTACCTTTTAGCAATTCATCTAAATTAAGTTCTTTTAGTAAAATATTTGAATCTACATCACAATTAAATCTAGATTTTGAAGATAGATTTGCATTGTTTGCTATAACTAGTAGTACTTTTATAGCTATGACTGGTAGTGATACATCTCTAGATGTTATATTACAGGATAATAAGTATGAAGACGATGATAATGAATTACCTTTTGGAGAATTAGGTGGTATAGCATCTAATAAAAAGGACGTCTTTTTAACTGATAAAGAGAACAATGTTATTTTAAAATACGACATTCAAGGATTTATTAATAATGATTCCTCATTAGGTTATAAGCGTAATTTTATAGAACTGCTCGGAGGTTATGGTGATAGTAGAAATAAGACAAAATTTAACCAACCTACAAAATTAGCATGTTCTGATGCTGATCTAGCAGTTTTTGATTCTGGAAACAAAGTAGTTAAGATATATGATACTATGCTTAATTATAAAAGTCGGATTGCGTCTATAAATTTGAATAAAGAGAGTTTCGGTGCTATGGGATTCGATCCGGATTTTAACTCTTTATATATTTTAACTTATGGGCCAAGCATAACCGCATCTACTGGATATACTGCGTATCTTT